GGCCCGAACCGCCACCCACGCACGCGAGACAACCTGTCGTATCAGTACTGGCCCTGTAGTAATGGTAGTCGCACCTTCCGACGGTAGCGGAACCGCTCGTATCATTGGGGTCCGCCTGTCCCCATGCCTCTAATGATGTGAGGATAGTCTTGGCGAATCCGCTCTTCGCAGACGAGTTCGAGTTCTGGATGATGAGGGTCTTGTTCGATGAATCATCCGTAGGTACTGCGTTTTGCCCTGCATAGTGCTTTCCACCGTATCCATAGAAGTCATCGATGAACTGATAGATATGACCCCATCCGTCCTCGATCAGCGCCTTCACGTACTCGGTATCGGCGACGGTCGTGTTGTTGTCACCGCCCCAGGGCCCGATACTGTTGGCCATCCCGGTGTAGGCGGAGGCTCCGTTGTAGGTCTTTCCGCCCTGACCAATTCCCAACTGTGCATTCCACCTCTTGCATGCGAAGAGGACGATGATCCTCCAGAGGTCCCACTGGTAGTAGTTCCATACCATCGCATAGCCGTTCTTCACGGTTCTGGATGTCGCATCGGACCTGAACGTCGGTCTTGTGGTGCTCTTGGTCGTTATCACTCCGGACAGGGAGCGTAGCTTCGAGTTGCCGTCGATGTACCCGGGGAATACCGCTATGGCCATGTACTGGTATGTGTGCCCGCCTATGACGTGCGCCAGCGCGGTACCGTTATTGGAATCGTCCGATATGGAGATCTTCGTGGAGGTCACCGCCTTGTAGATGGTGGGGATGCAGAACATGACGTCATTGGTTGCGATGCTCGAAGTACCGGAAGATGCGGTCCATCCACCGTTGCCGTCGTACAGTGCGATCACCCGCGTCAGGTCGTTAGGGTTAAGCTTCTCGAACGGTTCCAGCCCGTTCCCGTTATCCTTGAACGTTGCATAGAAGCATCCGTTCAGAAGGGGGTTATTCGAGGATCCGTCATTGCTGTAGGCCCAATCGCCTATAGTCGTGCATGCACCCAGCGATGAAGGCGGGCCTGATACGGGAGTCTTGCCCAACAGGTCATCTCCGTAGGTGAGGCATGCGGCGTCGTCCGTGGCCATAGTGGTCGGATCGTACGTCATCGAGAAGAGGAATCCGCCCGAGGCCTCGTCAGTGATCTCCACCGCCGCGGTGTCCGTTCCGTTCAACGCCACGGTGACCGAGTCGGTGTCCGTGGTGTCGCATCCAGCGTGCGTGGACGTGATCGATATGGTGTACGTTCCCGCCGCGGGCACCTTCAGCGTCGCCACTCCTGACGAATTACAGAACTGCTCGTCGTACTTGGTGGAGTCCAGCGTGTTGGTCGCCTTGACCTTGATGGAGGTCTTGACGATGGATGCGGTGGACGAATCCGTCACGGTCACAATGATCACGGGCTTCTTGTCTATGGCCATGGCCACGTAGTGCACTTGATTGGCCGTCGCCACGACCGATGAGGTCGACGGCGTGACGTAGTCCGCGCTGTACCCGTTGGTGATCGATATGGTGTACGAGCCCTCCTCCTGGAGGACGAACGATGCGTTGCCCGTGCTCCCGGTGTTCACGGACTGCGAGTCCGTGGTGCCCTGCACGTGCACAGTCAGGTGGTCCACCAGCCCGCTCCCGGAGTTGTCGGAGACGGTCACGCTCAATATCGGTTTCTTGTTCAGGGTGATGCTCACCGTGTACGTTCCATCGGCGGCGACCGTCAGTGTCTGGTCGGCAGGCGCGAAGTAGGTGTTCGGCGTGTTCGTTATGGATATTGTGTACGTGCCCACATCGTTCAGGGTTATCACGCTCTCCCCGTTGGCGTCCGTCGTTCCCGTGCAGGTGTCCCCGGTCTTGGAGACGGTAATGGTCCTCCCCTGCTGGTTGCCCTGTGCCCTCGCGTCGGTGATCTGTATTGTGACCACGGGCTTAGCCTGCAGCGTCCAGCTCACGGCGTAGTCGTTGCCCGATGCGCAATTGTTCTTGGTCTGCGATGCCGGGGTGAAGTATCCTGCCGGAGCGGTCATGGAGACCACGTACGTGTCCGGCTCGACCACCACCGTGGCGGCGCCCGATGAGTTCAGCACGCCCGAGTACGATGTGTTCCCGACGATGGAGTAGGCACATCCCGCTCCCGCTGCTCCCGCGCTGATCGAGATGGTGGGCCATCCGGTACAGGATGCGGACACCTGCGTGGAGGTGTTCGATATGGTCACCTGCTGGGATGCGCTGCACTCGACCTCCACGGCATCACCGTCGAAGTCCACGTCGTACGTCTCCCCCAATGCCACCGTGAAGGAGCACTGGCCGTTGACGTCCGTGACGTCGGTCTGCACGTTGCTCTGCGAGTCGGTCACCGTGACGGTGATGCCCTCGGGGTCCGATGTGTCCGTCGGCGTGATGGTGACTGTTAGGGTGTACGTGTCACCGCTCCCTCCGAGGCCTCCGGGGAACGAACTGGTCCATTTGCCCGAGGGTATGCCTGCGAGGCCCGTCATGAGGCAGGGAAGGGCCACGGTGGGCTTGTCCCCGTCCGCCACGAGTGTGACCGCCTTGGTGGTCGTGTTGACCGCCGTGACGGAGATCCTCGCCGAGGCGAACGCGATCCTCTGCGTGTCGTTCGGCGCATTGGGTGCGAAGTCCGGCACCGCGATCTTGTCCGTGTTGTTCAGCACGATGGAGGCGGTGTACGGCCCTGTACCCGACCATGCGGTCGTGGATACCGTGAACTCCTCCACGATGCTCTCTATCAGGTTGCCCGGGAGCTTCCCGTTGGAATCGAGCAGGACCGCCTCTCCCGGTGCGGAGCCCTGCGCGGTGGCCTTGAGCTTGCCTCTAACGGTCCATCCGTCGTTCGCGTCATAGTGTGTCATCCGTGAATCACCACCTTGAAGTCCTCGCCCACTGCGGGTGCGGAGTAAAACGTTAGGGTGACCGTGCTCGTGGTGGAGACGGTCGTGGTATGCGTGAGGGTGCCGTTGGCCTCGTAGAGCTCCACCAGGGGGATGGTGCCCAGGCTGTGGCTGATGACGAACGTGGTGGTCGTCCCGTCCCCTGTAATGAAGCCGTAGGGGTTGTTCCCGGTCTTGTAGACCTTGATATAGTCCAGAGAGCGGAGGTCCACCGCCCCGGTCTCCCCGTCCACTGATATGACCTGCGCAGGGGTGACCACCTGCTTCCAGTCCGCCAGGGTGGAGTAGGTGCCTCCGAGGATGTACATGCCGTCCTTCTCCGGATCGTCGTCATCCGTTACGTACGCCCAGTCCCCCGTCTCCGCCGTCGTCAGCGTGGTGAGGTCGGCCTGCTCGTCCACCGTCCCGAGGCATCTCGATATTGCGAGCTCCGGAATCTGCGATGGGCTGATCTTCCCGTCCAGGTTCAGGATGGGGACGTTCCCCGCCTGCGTACCCGCATCATAGGTGGATGCGGTACCGAGCGAGGGCTTGTTCTTGATGTAGTCGTCCTTGGTGGCGTCCGACTCGTTCCAATCGGATTGGACGTTCTGGGCCGCGGCCAATGCCGCCGCGAGGTCCTGCTGGTTGGCCAGCGTGCCGTCGATGGAACCCCACATGACCTTCGCCCTGAAGACCTCCCAGCCGTCGCTCTGCGAGAGCTTGGTCTGGTCCTTCACGAAGTACATGAGATTGCTCTGCGTCACCAGCACCTTGTCCCCGTTCTGGACCGATGCGGCGGTCAATGCCAGCCTGTCGGCCTCGGTGGCCACCGTTATGAGCTCCTCCTTCGCGGATGCGGGGAGGTTGTCCATGCTGATGACTCCGACGATGTTCTCCGCAGGAAGGCGGACCACCGACAGGTCGAAGGTTATCTCCTGCGTGTCCCCGTTCATGTCGGTGACCAGGAGGTTCCCTGTGGTCGAATCCTGCTCAATGACTATCACGGCCTTGGTCCATTTGTCCGCATAGGCAGAGACGAATGCCCCGAAGGCATCCACAGAGTAGGCCACGTTCAGGATCAGGATGTTCTTGGATGCTGTGACGATGCCGTTGACGTCATCGTAGAGCACCAGCTGCGTAGGCAGACGGTTGGTCCTCGAACACGCACCGAGGATGGTGTCGGGTATGGTGCACTGCACACAATCGGTGCCTGCCACCAGGTCCACGAAAGGCTTCCTGTTCATCCCGTTCGTGTCCGGCACCACGACATCGAACTCCAATCTCGCCGCATATCCGGACGGTACTCCCGTAACCTTGATCACGGTCGAGTTGTTGTCGATGGTCGCGCCTGCATAACCGTTCGTTGTCGAGATGACGTGCGTGTCGTCATCGTATGCAATCGTTACAGTCTGCATGCGAGTATATTCTCGCGTGTATCAACGTATAATCAGAAAAAGAGGGACGTCGGAGGTCATCTAAGAAGGGATGGGATGCACTCTACAGCCCTCCGACGATGGTGTGAGGGGAATCCTCCCCTCGGGGTGTTCGATTATCAGGATCTCGGTACAGGGCAGTGCCTCTCGTACTGGACGAGGATGAACGCTGTCTTGTTCGAGTTGGCCGTCACCTTGAGGTAGCGCTTGTTCCCGACGTATGCCTGGACTCCGGGTCCGCCCTCGATGAGGTCTCCGGAATCGACTGCGCTTGCGGGTGACGAGGTGTCCCCCTCGAGGATGTCGTCGAGCTCTGTGGCCGTTCCGATGATCAGAACGGAGGATGCTCCGGCGAGGTCCACTGCGGTACCTGCTGCGACTGCCATGCTGTGTGTTGCGTCTTCTCTTACTGGCATCTTAATCACCTTCAGCTTGCTTTGACCTTGAGTCCGACCATTGAAGAAGACTGTACGACTCCTCCGCCGACCCTCTTGTTAACGATGTACTTCACTGCGTTGTTGGATGCGCATGTGACCTCGTCACGAAGGATGTCCATGTCCATCCTGTCGACGATGGTGTAGGTATTGGCCAGGTCTCCGAACATCGCGACCACTGCGTTGGCTGTGGTTATGGTGTCGGGTGCGGACTTCAGGATCCTGACGGGGAATCCGTTGAATGTGGGGTCCATTCCCTTGGCGAGTGCGGGATTCCAGAGATAGTCCCCTGAACCGCTTGCCTTGAACTTCCTCATGGAGACGGCGAGCTTCTTGCTGACATAGTATGCAGCATTGGCATCGGTCGCCTGTGTGGTCTCTCCCCACAGGTCTATGAGGTCGTCAGCTCCGACCTTCAGCGCTGTTCCGGTTGAGATGTTCGAGATCTTGTCGCATCCGAACAGTCCCTCGGGCTGTTTGAATCCGGATCCGACGACGAATGCCTGACCCTCTGCGTTGGCGAGAGCCCAAGCGAGCTGTGAGAGCACCCAGTTCTCGAAGTTGACCACTGCAGCATCGGCGAGGAGGTCCCTGCTGATCTTCACTGTGGCCTGGACGGTGTTGACAGGGATGTTGCCCAGTCCGACACCTACGTTGTCGGTCTCGCCCCTTGTCTCGACCTCTCCGACCCATGATGTGGTGGGCTTGGAGGTCTCGATAGGGACCTGTGCGAGGTTGGTACCGATGGACACGACGTTGGCGAACTGCCTGAAGACGTCGAGGTCGGTCTGGAGCTCGATGATCCTCTGGACGAGGGTCGGTGTGACGAGGTATCCTCCAGAGGGTCCGTTGAGGTTTGCCGCGATACCCTTCTGGATGTACTGTCCGAAGTTCTTGATGTCCTCGGGCGATACGACGTCGGTGACGATGCCCCCTGCCATCTCCTTCCTGTCCATGAGGGACTGGACGGACTGTGCGAGAGCCGCCATCTTCTGCTCTGTCTCTTCTGCTTTCGATTTCAATCCATTGTACTGCTCGGGCAGGCCTTTGAGGTCGTTGGAGAGTCCCTTCAACTCATTGACGTAGCCCTGCAGCTCCTTAGTTACATCACTCATGCGATCAACTCCTTGTGGAGGCCTTTCAGCTCGGCGACGATGTCGCGTACCGCCTTCACCTCGTCCTCCTCTTCGTCCTCTTCGGACTTCTCGGACTCGTCCTCGGATTCCTCCGTGGGCTTCTCCTGCTCTTCGGGATCCTTTTCAGGTTCCTCTTCTTCCCCTTTCTCGTCTTCGGGCTCTTCCATGTCGGCCAATGCGTCCTTGATCAACTGCTTCAAGGCCTCCTTGGTCTCATCGTCGAGCTCGTCGTACTTCGCTCCTTTTCCTACGATCATGGACTTGGCCTCCGCCATTGCCAATGTGTTGCACGGGAATGCCACCAGCGAGACCTCCCACAGGTCGGCCTCCTTGATGAGACGATGCCCTTCGTTGTCGTAGTCGCAATCCTTGATCTGGAATCCGATGGACAATCCCTGGATGTCCCCCGCCTTAAGGAGGTGGTAGCCCTCCTTACCGCGCTGGACGTCCATGTTGAACCGGCCTTCGATCTGCAGACCTCCATCCATGGACGTGACATCGAAGGACCCGATGACCTCATCCATGTTGTGAGACCACAGGAGCGGGAAGTGCGTGCCCTTGTTGGCGATGCTCCTGTTGAAGCATCCCGCCACCATGACGTCGCCCACCTGATCCACGTTGCCGTAGGTCGAGGCGATCCCCGAGAATCTGCCGAGACTGCCGTCCGCATTCGCTTTGAACGTGAGCGTTTTCGTCTCGTACATGCTTGGTCGATGCTGTCGCAGTAGGTTGTATAATCAGAGTAAGAAGTGGTTTCAGAGCTCGAAGATGACGTCACACCTGCAGTTCACTACTTCCGATGCCGGAGGGCTCCACTTGTGATCGAGCGGGCACTCCATGCGGACGTTGAGGCCCTCCTTAGAGGTCCACTCGAACCATCCATCGAAGTCCACGGTCATGCCGTCTATGCGCGCGTGCGTATCGCGCACGTCCGCATCCCCTACGGACATCCACGACTTCTTCCCTTTGAAGTCGAGGCTGCGCATGGTCTCCACGGATGCCCTGTTAGTGGCGCATGCCGTCTCCGTCCTCGCTATGGCATTGCTCCTGTAGGGTGTGATGCTGTCGTCGAAGAGCTCCGAGATATTGTTCCGGAAGTCTATCTGGTTGTCCGATGCCTCGTAGATGTCCTTGACCTGGTCGAGGGTGGTCTGGTTGATCCATGCGATCTTCTCTCCGCACTCGGTGCGTATCCAGTTCCTCATGGCT